GCCTAACTGCTTTTCTATAGTTCGCCTACCCTTGATATCCTCTTCTATAACAGCTTTAGCTCTTCCAAGTTTGTCTAGTAGCAGCTCACCTAAAAGAGAAGTTTTAATTTTGAATACCAAAGACCACCTTAGCGAACATATCATGTCACTAAGCTCTTCTTTGGAGTTAGTGAAATAGATAGCGCTTACTGGCGGTAGGTCTAGAACTTTATTTAATAAATCTTTACCTTCTAATTTAATAAGTGTCATTTCATTCAGTGTTTAATCAGCTAGTTTTACTAGCGGCAATTTATATACTATTTCTTATCTTTGTTGAAGTGCTTCTTACTGAGCTTTATCTCATTAGTAGCTTTCTTCTTGGTTCTAGCTTTTGGGGAATGAATCTTGCCAGAAATATCAGATAGAGATTCTCTAATACCATCATGCTTAACTAATTCCATGAACTCATCAAACATCTTATCAATAGCATCTGACTTAGAGGGCATAGGTTTACCTCTTCTAGTTAGCTCTGCAGCTCTCTCATCTAAGCCTAGATTCTTATTGATACTATCAGCTTTTTCAGCAGGAATATTAGAAAGAAAATCTATATCTTTATCTTCAATTTCTCTTTCAGCTTCAGCTGCTAGAGTAATTTCATAGGATAACTTTAATAACTCAAATGGCATATTTTCAATGATTTCAACACCATTTAGTGGATCTTCAGCCATAGCTACATAGTAAATAGCAGCAAATGGAATACTGCACATAAACTTCTTTCCAGAAAAGGAAAGATCCACAGTAACTTTATCTTCACCAATTTCAAATACTGTTGTATCGAACTTATGACTCAGATTTAACTTAACTTGAATACTATTCTTCAAATAGTCTGGAAGAACTGTACCTTCGATATTGCTATCAACAGCAATAAGAATTTTACCTTGTTCTAAATAATTATTTAGTAACTCTTTAACATTTATTGTAGTAGTCATACTAGTTTATATATCCTGTGTTTTTGTTGTTTTATCTATTTACCTATTAGTATGAATCTGCCATATTCGGCTTCTCCATACCTGATACCATCACTAACAACTGACCCCCAGCTTTTATTGCAGGGTACTTTACTTGTTGTAGATAACCATATGAGGTTTCTTGAGGGTATTCTGTTATCTTCGGTGGGATTATAGCACTCACCATCGGTAGCATATATAAGCAAATCAGCTTTGCCCTCTAGGGTGTAAGCTCCATTTCTTATGCTACCATCTTTAACTAGCTTAAAGACTTCGTTAAAATCTGTACCACCTCTACCAGCCACATTCCTATCCCCTACCTTAGTGTCTGCTAGATTGTACACCTTATGCACTTGAGTGTCCGCCTCAATAACTGTTACAGTTACTGTCTTATCTCTGGCAAGCTCATCTAGCTCAGCCATTATAAGCTGAATGTCATCGTTACATACAGAGCCAGAAGTGTCTACGGCAAACACAATATTATACTGAGGATTTTTCTTCTTACCTGGAAACTGGCTAGTCCTGAAAGAACTACCTAGATCAGCATAGTTTCTCTTAGGCTTAACAATTGTCCTATCCTTCTCAGCAGGTCTAGAGGACTTGCAGAATCTCTGCAATACATCCTGCCATCTTACAGAAGGCTTCTTGTATATAGAGTCAAATAGCTCTTGCATACCACCAGCTACATCACCCTTAGACCTCTTTCTATCTTCTATAGCTTTACCTAACTTTTCTCCTGCCTGCATTTCCAAATCTTGCGCAACCTCTGCTGCGCTTCTATCTGCAGGTACTGAATCTTCCCTCATAGATTCCTCAGCATTTTGCAGATTATTGCTTTCTGCACCTAGCTTTTCGAGTATCTCTTTTGGTATATTCTTCAGTATTCTCAGCTTACCAGAGCCTAGCTTATTACCACTCTGCTGAGGGGAGCTACAGCCGCCTTCACAATCATTTTCCTCTTGGTCACCGCTATCATTCTCCTCCCCATCCCCATCGCAATTACCTGACAAAGCTTTAGTGATTAAATCTTCAATCTCTTCCTTTGTCATATCAGAAGATTCCTGCAGCTTTTTCATTAGATCTTCTACATCAATATCCTCTATCTTAGAAGCTAATTCATATACATAATATTCCAAGCTTCTACCTACCTCTAGACCAATATCAGAGGGGTGTATACCTGCATAGCTAGACTTACCAGAAGGCATCATCTTACCTACTTTTGTTTTTAGGTCATCAGTAGTGAATAGCCTTAGACTATCAATAAGCCAAGAATTAACTGCATAATCTGCAGCTTGATGAACAACTTGCTTATACTTGAATAGTAATTCTTTATCTTCAATAGCTTCAAAGAATCTAAGCATTCTAGCTGTATGACCTAGCGATAAATGAGCCATCTCATGGCACAATACAATACTTGTACCAAATAGATCTAGCTCTTCTACCATGCTTGGGTTATACTGTAATAGGTAATGCCCATTACTAATACTAACACACATTGTAGGAATAGATTTATTCTCTACTATCTTTAGGCCTGCACAGATGTTAGCAAACACTGCAATAGTGCTGTTACTGTGGGTCATTAGGTTAGCTAGATAGAGTCGAAAGTTCTTCTCTATCTCTATCTTTACTGTAAGATTAGGTACAGTAAAATTTCTTCTCATACTCATAATAGAGGTGTGTCTCCTATGTTGGATCAAAATACCGATATAACTTTCCATGTATTACACAGAATTGTTTCTGAATCTCCTAGAATAGCTGAGCATGTTAAGACTGCCAGTGTTGGGGAAGAAGTCAGAAATACCTTATCTAAGCACGCATTTGCAGATCCTGATAATAGGCTTTACCCTATACATACGAAAGCAGACGCGATACTGTCTAAAGCTTATACCACAAAAATGGCAAATATTGCGAGCCATGTAGTTAATGCAATAGACAATGCTCTTGATATATACAACGTTGATAGATCTATATTTCAAGCTAGAAAAGTTACTAAAGTGGCTTCACAACGTGAGCCAGATTATTTATTAGAAGACAGAAAGCAACTTCCTATTAGAAGCAGATCTGATATTAAATTAGCTCAAGAAAGACTTCTATCTGTTAAGTCTAAACTTAAACCCACTGAACTAGTTTCTGCTGCAGTTAAGTTAACTAAACATGCAGCAGTACATAACGAAGATGTTAGTTCAGATATATTACAGTTAGCTGGTGTTACTAAATGCGATACTGAAAAAACAGCTTCTTGGATAGATGCGAGAAGCTATGCAACTAGTAATGAAAAGCTGGCTTCGGCATATAGATGGCTAGCTAAGACTGTATCTAATTTACCAGGTAGTACTAGCAGAGAAGATTTAGTTAAGATAGCCGAAACACTAGACAAATTAGATTCTCAAGCTAATATAAAAAGATACTACGGCAAGTCTTTACCCGACCCTGTATCAACTGTATTTAGTACTAAAACAGCTATGGAAAATACTATAGATCTTGGAGGTAAAGAAGTACCATTAACCAAGTTACTAGCTGTGGATCCAAATGTCTTTGGTGATATCTTAGGCCAAGATGTTAAGCAAGAAATCTGCGATTCTTCTGGTCAGTTAGATGAGAGAAAAATGGGAGAAGTATTTGCTACCTTGCCAAAAGACATGAAGGACTTACTAGTACAAAAGCTAGGTTTGTAAATGGAATCCAAATTAAACGAATACAAAAATGTAGATTACGCTAGACAGTTATTATCTTCTTCTAACTTTGTAGCAGCTACACCTTTATTAATAGCTGCAGATATAGTTACTAATGGTGGTGCCTTAACTTGGGAATACGAAACTATATTTGATGAGCTAGAAGACAATAAGTGCCTACCAACAGATCAAAACAGAGATAAGTTAATGGCCTCTATATCTGCTCTACATAACCCAGCTTTTTTATGGGATGCTGGGGTGTTTAAAAGTATGTGCCAATCCCTAAACGGTAGCATAGCTGCAACACATATATGGGAGCAGCTATCTCCAGCTAAAGTATCTTACGCAATGGATGAGATAGATGCTTTACACGATGAGTATCAAGGTGCTAAAGATTTATCCCCACTATATTCAGACTCTCCGCTAATATACATGGGAGCCACCTGCGCAATAAATGGCTTTATTCGCCCACCTAAAAAAATGGATGCGTGCGAAAAGGTATATCATAGGTTTTTCAACCTAAGAGAGCCTGATTTAAGAACTGAAGTTGCCAGTAGTCTGGAAACTAGAAAACATCAAGAAGTAGAAGCCTACTGTAATAGCTTAGCTAATATACGTAGAGAACAACTTAAGAATCTAAGGTCTAATTAGTTCTTTCCTACTCTAGTAATATTCTTGATCTTCTGAAGAATTTTTGACCAGGATTTTTGCTTCTGAAATTCAGAGTACAAATTACCAAAGTATGTAGCAGATTCTCCTCTGTTTTGTCTCTCAAGTTCATTGTTAAACAACACCGCAGATTCTTCTGGCAAGCAATCCCAGAATTTAACAATGCTTGATGCAGCAATATCTGGCATCACTTTATGAAGAGAAATAGCTATAGCTACTGATCTAACTACCTCATTTAGAATATCGCCTCTACCATCTGAGATTATCTTATCAATAGTAGCTTTCTGAGTGTCAAAGGACTTAATAAGATCTATAGTGTTAACTCTATATTCGGTGTTAATAATAAAGCTAACTAGATCCCTGCTTGTGTCAAAGCCAATCATACCTGACAAAGCAATAGTACTAAGATGGTTTGAATTTACATCTAGGTACTTTGCTACTGATTCCCAAGCTGCTGGGTTAGCATATACTTTACCAGCGGCTCTAGCTTCATAGCCAATTAAGCAATCAGGTTTGGATTCAATATATTCAACAACATGCTTGTTTAGTCCTTTGTCTCTAGCATATCTTGACCAGCTGAGAGCATCAGTCTCAAGCCACATGTGCACTAATCTGCGTCGCCATGCTGGATCGGAGATAATATCATTAACTGAATATTCTCCATCATCAGGGTTACAAGCACAGACGATATCCACATTAGACCCTAGCTCTACATTACCTACTTTACGTTCTGAAATAACTGCAAAGATAGCATTCAAGGTAGCTTTATCTGCTCTAGTAATTTCGTCAAAGAACAGTACAGCACCTTCTTTAGATGTAATAGCATTGTATACCTGTTCAGGAGGAAGCATATCAAAATACTTAACATTACCTTCACCTCTGAAAGGAATACCCATATCTGTCTCTGACATGTGAGAGCAGATAAATGTATAAATAGGCTTATTTAGCATCTTAGCTAACTGAGACATACTAGCTGTTTTACCAATACCAGCTTCGCCATGTAAGCATGGTACCTTACCTGTCTTTAAGATTCTCATAACTTCTGGGATACAAACAGAGATGTTTGTAGTTGGTATCCCTAGCTTATCTGCAAAACTTTGCTTATTGTTGTTTAATGACATAGATTCCTCTAGTTTGTTTGTTTATTTTTTAGGTGACTTATGATAGACCCTATTTCTTTATCTAGAAAGCAGTTAGCAGAGTCTCTACTAACGCTTGATGGTAAGCAGTTCAGCTTACACGAATATCCTTTTTACGATGCTCTGTATGAAGGCATATGGCCTCAAACATTGCTTATGTGCGGCAGACAAGTCGGTAAGTCCGTATCTGCAGCTAGCTTCTCCGTATGCGAAGCTATAGCTATACCTCATTTTAAATCTTTATACCTTAGTCCCAGTTCTAAGCAGACTAGCACTTTTAGTAATACACGTATATCTAAACTAATTAGACATTCACCTCTCCTAAAGCAGATGATGGGAGACGTTATCAATGATAATGTATTTTTAAAAGTGCTAGGCAATGGTTCTGAATTACTGTTTAACTATGCCCAAGATGACCCAGACAGAGTACGTGGTATCTCTGCAGATAGGGTCATTTACGATGAGGTTCAAGATATTAACTACGAAGCTGTTGTTCCTGTAGTTAATGAGTGCATGTCTAATTCTCCTTACGGTTACATAACGTACATGGGTACGCCTAAAACCCAAGAGAATACCATAGAATACCTATGGCAGCATAGCACTCAATCTGAGTGGTGTATTAAATGTGATGCGTGTAGTAAATACTCGTTTTATAGGGACGACAGAGGCATCGGTAAAGATGCTCTCCTATGCTTACATTGTAGTAAGCACGTTAATCCTCGTAATGGGATCTGGGTTGATATGAAGTCACCCGAGTCGTCTATAGTACAAGCATTTCACGTACCACAAGTTATACTACCAGCTAATCAAGAACCACATCGCTGGAAGAGAATAGTTGATAAAAAGAACACTTATTCTGATTCTAAGTTTAAGAATGAAGTAATGGGAGTATCTGATTCCATAGGCTCTAGATTAATTTCATTAGACGAGCTTAAAGCTAGCTGTGTATCTAATATAAAGCCTATGGGTTTTATCTGTGCAGGAGTTGACTGGTCTGGAGGTGGAACGCAGGGTTTATCCAGAACAGTACTAACCATTATGTCTCTACATCCAGGATCTAAGTTTACCTTTGTAGATTACAAGATTTACAGCGACATAAACCCCGTAGATGCAGTTGACTCAATAGCTAATGAAATAACTAGACACAATGTTACTCTAGTAATCGGAGACGCCGGAGAAGGCGCCTTAGCCAACTCTTTGCTAAGAACCAAGCTAGAAGGAAAACCGCTTTACCAGCTCCAATACGGATCGCAAAACAAACCACTAACTTGGAATAACGTAGATAGGTATACAGCCGATAGAACCACATTAATAGATTGCTTCTTTCATACAATAAAAAAAGGCGGAATAGAATTTCCGCCTTACGAGAAAATGAAATTATGCTTTGAAGATTACCTAGCGGAGTACGAGGAAGTAACTCAGTCAGGTAAAAAAGTTTGGAGGCACTCTCCAAACTCTCCAGACGACTGCCTGCATTCTTCTGTGTTTGCATGGGTCGCCTGTAAAATATTATCTCATGATCTAACTTTTTATTGATTATTATTAAAGAAGTCTTCTTCTATACCTGAGATAACATTATTTAATATATCTCTAGCAGATTGTGTAAGCTCATCTGCTTTAGCTAGTAACTCATTAATACCTAGGATATCTCTCACCTTATCCTCATGTTCTCTATAAGCATCAAGAGCCTCATTGATAATAATGTAGGCCTTTGGTGTATTTAGGGGATAATCCCTAACCGCATCACCTGCCGGAGAACTTAACTCTACCCTGTACACTGCATCAAAAGGGAATATACCGCTGAAAGAATTTCCCTTTCTATCTGTACCATTGATGTACAGATTAACAATATCCATTCTGAATTTAGCTGCATCACTATTGTCTAACTTTAGAACAATACTGTCTTGGCCATCCTCAGTAACAATGTCATGCATTGCATCTTCATGTAGTAAATTCAGGCTAACTGATACAGTACCTTGATCTAAGAACTCACTTAGTAGTTCTGGAGTTGGTAATCTTTCTCGCATCTTAATCCTTGCTATTGAAAATGTAACTTCTTCTAACTCTAGCTAACAAATCAGCTAAGCCTAGCTTATTAGCTAATACCACAACCCCAGTAGGATCTTCAATTACTTCCGGAAACATAGACTTAATCTCTGTTCTAAGTTGCTTGAAATCTTCTTCTCGCTGAATAGCTAACCATACATCTGACTCTGTAATCCTTGGAGTAGCAGGTGTCTTTTGCTTAATCTTGGTTTCCATAACTTCTTCCTCTTTAACTTCTACTACTAGCTCTGGCTTTTGATCTGCCTTTACCTCGATAGTAGGTTCTTCTTGTACCTGTGCTGGCTCAATGGTAGTTGACTTTAATCTTTTAGTTCTCAAGAACCATTCAGCATTATTACCTAGACAATCAATTAATGCAAGAGATCGTCTATTTAACTCTGGTTCTTCTTCATAAGAAGAGAAGAAGAACGAACTTAAGCCCCTATTGATTCTTTCGATGTACTCAAGGGGCTCAACATGTCTTTGGGCTGGTTGTCTTCTAGATATTAAACTTTCATCTAGCAACCCAAAGATAGCAGCTAGCAAAAACCGCATATCTCTATTTTTAGCCTTGTTGCTTTTATTGCTGGAAATAACTGATTCTATTGCCTCAATATTTTGTGAAGCAATAGCTATGCGTCTATCAAATTCCTCAGATGAGTAAGGAACATATGTAACTTTATTAGAATATTTTCTAGCCATGGATAATCCTCATGTTTGTAAAGTAATAACTATATAACTAACTACCTAGCGAAAGCCTAGGCCTAACTATAGTGCGTATGCACAAGTAAATTAATATACAAGGAGCCCAGCTGGTTAAGAGCTTTAGTACTAGTTCTTGGTAATTCCATACAGGTTAAACAGCCCCATAGGGGCTTACAAACCTGTGGGGAAGTCCAAGAATAGTCTAAGCTCATAACCAGCAGGGCTGCGAGAATAATATGTATAACATACTGTCTATAGTTAATTGAGCTTAGCTCAATATTGATTGCTCCATAGCAAATAGTAAGGCGCAAGCAAACTGATTTAAGTATCTCGGCACTAATGAAACAAGGTAGTGCGTTCTCAGGTACCAGCCTGAAACGGCAGGTACCTGGTAGTACTAGTTGATTTTTCTTTTCAGAAATTTAGTTACTATAGATAATCTATAGCTTAATTCTGCCGAGATACTAACTGTATCATAACTTTAAGCTTCACACAATAAGTAATAATATCTAGTGACAAAGCCTTGTTCTTTAGGTCGAGGCTGCCCTGTCCCACTAGGTATTGTACATACATATACTAAGTAGTTTGGCAGTATAATACTGCCCATATCTGTGTAGCTTACTAGATACTTGTAGAAGACTTGAAGATTTAGGGAAGCGTCGGTAGCGGTTTTGAGTTGCGTGCCTGATGTCGAGAGTGTAACGAAACGACTTAGGCTGCATTTCAAATCGCTCTCGACGCTTCCGCGAATCTAAGTTTATCACCTAACGGTAATATTAGTACGCTTGAGTTTATCAAGCAGTATTCTATCTAGCTTAATAACTATACCTAGTAGGTACTATAGGAATATAATACATTAGATCCGCGCTCTTCGGCTGGGAAGTGAGGTCTATCTGGGTTTAGACTAAAGACGCGTAGAGTCTTGGTCTAAACCAGTAGCCACTACTTCCTGGGCCGAAGCACGGGGATGAAGTATTATTGTGTATTCTTCAGAATACTTAGTACGTTGATATTATACCAACATATTTCTACCTACATTAACTTTTAACTAAGTGCACTTTATGAAATAGTAAATATAAGTGCTGAGCAGTAGAACTGGAAGTGCATTTGTCATATGTCTGGAGAAATGGCGTAGCCGTGTAGCCAGACAGATGACAGAAGCTTTCCGGGTTCTGCAGAACAGCACCTTATTTAGTATTGCTACATATATCTTAAGTGAGCTAGCTTTAAGCTAGCTAATAGCTGCACCTAGTAATACCTAGCTAAGTACCAGTAGTTACGTTATGCTATTTAGCTAGAAATAAGCTGAATTGCATGACATTTATCTATCTGTGTATATAGTACTCTTTTATAGTAAAAGACAGTAACTACTTAGCTACCTAATAGCAGGGGAGCATTAGGTATTATCTTATAACAGATAAACGCATATTTTTGCGTTATTCTGCTTCTCCATATGACCTACCTATTTTTATATCGTATGGCATATTAACTGGAAGCTGCGGGAAGTTGCTAGCTATAAAGGTATCGATATTATCTTTCAAGAACGCCTTTAGATTATCTATCTCTGTCTTAGGCATTTCCAAAACAATTGAGTCATGCACTGTTAGTACAAGTCTACCTCGTATCTTATGTATGTTCTTATGTAAATGGTTTATTATTCTTAGAACAATTTCAGCACAAAAACTCTGAACCAAATAGTTAATACCTTGCCTATGATTTCTACTCTCGAATTGCCCACCCATCTGCGCTAGCGGAAATCTCCTAACTCTACCTGTAGGAGTCCTAAGCAATCCTTCCCTAGTTACCTGTAATTTAGTAGCATCAATGTATTCTTTTATCTTAGGAAATCTAGAAAAGAATGTAACCATTAAGGTATCTGCTTCGCTAATATCTATGCTAAGCCTGTCTGACAAACCAACATTAGATATGCCGTATATTAAGCCAAACACAATTGTCTTAGCTTTCTGCCTCATCTGGTGGTATCTGTCATCAGTTTTTCTTAGCTTATTAACTGTATCATAATCTTCGTTAAATATTACCGAGGCAATCCAAGAATGTATGTCTAGATTCTTTTCTAAGGCACCAATAAGAGAAGTGTCTTTTACATACGCAGTTAACCCGCGTATCTCTGCCCCAGAAAAGTCAATATCCACCATAACAAGTTCCTCACCATACTGCCATTTGTATTTATTTCTTAGATGCTCTTCGTACCCACCTGATTTAGTGCAAGTAGGTACAAAGGCTTGTTTAATACTCATACCAGCTATGCTACTTGTTACATTCTGTAGATTAGGACTACTAGAACTAGCTCTACCTGTAGCCGTGCCATTGAGATGTATGGCACCGTGTATTCTATTATCATAAGAACTCAAGTCTAGAAAAGCTCCTACATAAGTAGACTTAGCTTTGGCTATATCTCTATAGTCTACTATAAGGCTAGCTACTGGGTTTCCCATCTCTTTGTATTTATCCATAGTTTCTTTATCAGTACTAGCATCTCCGCCATCAGTAGACTTTACTTTTGGTAAGCCATACCCACCTATGAATATATTAGATAGCTCTTTATTGCTAGACAAAGCGCTAACGTCATAGTCTTTATTTAAGTCCTGCTTTAGCTTCTCTAGGATTTGAGTTTCAAGCTCTTGCTCTTTTATAGTTAGTCTAGTTAGATTTTTAGCTAGAAACTCTCTATCTATTCTTACACCCTCTACTTGCATTTCGCTTAGAACTTCAGTTAATGGTATGTAGTGAGAGTTCATTAGTTTAATAAGAGGAGGTCTATTCTCTAGAGCGGCTTTCTTTATAGGATCTTCTTTAACACAGTCTATTCTTTGTTTATTAGATATACGCCAAGTTAGATCTGCATCTATAGCAGCATAGGGTAGCATCACTGATATATCAACATCTTCAAAGGTTACCGCCTCTAGTCTTGGATCCCCAGCATCCTTAGCTGCATTATCTAACTTATTAAACCAAGACTTTATATTATCTTTACCTATCTTTGTTTCTTCTTTAGCTGTGTCATTCCAGTTAGAGAATATATCAACAGCTACTTCAATAGCTTTCTTTTCTACTTCTGGAGTTTTCTTAAGTCTTGCTTTAGCTTTGAGAGACTTTATAGTAGCTTCTATGTCAGGGTACTTATCTATAATTAACCCTGCATGTATAGGTGAATTATCAAATAACTCAATACCATAACACTCATTAGGATTTCTAGACATATAGCTAGCTATTTCTAAGTCCAGCTTAGACTTTCTAGCTTCGTCTAGTAGGCCATGTAGTTTTTCCTCATAGCCTACTAAGCTTGGATAGCTTTCTGTTACTACTTCTTTTAGTGAGTAAAACCCCTTCTTATCCTCATGTAACATATGCTCGCCAAGCATGCCATCCCATTTCGTGTTATTTATAGGCCCCCTAGCTATAAGATCTTGTATAGTAATACCGCTTATGCTTTCAAATTTTAGCTGATACTCTTTACCTTTAGATTCGCATAGCTCAACTATTCTTTGTGTTAAACAAAATCTAGCCATGCCATAGTCGTATTTATAGTTCCACCAGCACTTTGGATGTGGGCTATTAAGTAGCTTAACTACATACGGAACTATATCTTCGAATTTATACTTTGAATCTCTATGGTCTACTAGTATAGAGAAAGCCTTGCCAGGCCCAACACAGCCAGACATTGCTAATACCCTACCCTTTTTATTCCAAGGAAATAGAGTATCAGCTTCGAAGTCCACTGACATCATAGTGTTTTCTATTGTCTTGTCAGGCTCTACATAATTACTGTATTTATTAAGTACTTCTATAGAGTCATTCAACTCAAGAGGTAGGTCATACCCAGATATCAATGTTGGGACATCTATATCATCTAGCTTCTTATCCACAGCAGACATAGCTGCTTTTCTAAGATCATTTTTTACAATAGCAAATAAACCTGGCTTATCTTCTAGCATACTTAGAGGTAGAGTAGGTATAACTTTCAGATCTTTACCCTCGAATTTAACTGTATGTATAGTTCCTCTGATATCTGTAATGTTGCCAGATACGCCTAGAAAGTGGCATGCTTCTACCCCGAAAGCAACTACTATCTTGGGATTAGCAAGAGACAGCATACTACCAGATACAGAACCTCTGCACTTATCTATGGTGCTATTTACCTTACTACCAGGGCAGCAAGCAGCATACATCATGAAGTGCCTAGCTTGCATATTTAGACAAGCCCGTTGCTCTTCTTCGCTACCTTCTTTAGGCATAGTTTTTAGAAGGTACTTTAGAATGTTACCACCTTTGTCTGTATACAAACCTCCCCAAGGGGGTGGTGTAGAGCTAACAAAGGCTACATCTGCTGGCCTAACTCCGCTACCTATAACCATCTTATCTGAGTTGTATGAGGGACATCCTAAGCAACTACTTGGTTTTTGACTATTCGCCATCTTCTTTTCCTCTGTTATCCCAGTCATCTATCATGTCTGTTATATCGAAAATAGTTATATCTGAAGCAGATATACCAGGAAGAAGGAATTGCTTTATGCCGTTAGCCTTCTTCCTAGCAGTATTGTAAGGCACACTATTAGAGCTAGAGTCACCCATACGTTTTAATCTATCTGCTGTTTCTCTTGAGTATCTTGGCGATTTGCTTAGTAAAGTTCTCAAGCAATCAGGCCACATAACTATTAACCACTTTTGGTAATGCTCTCCCTTAGCTTTATTTGTATTTAAAACCTCAGCATAGCTAACACCACAGTCTAGCTCATGCAGACTTCTACGCTCTGAAGGAGTAGCAAGGATTGTACGAACAGTAGTATTTCTAGCTGTTATACCTTCTCTTTTATGCTCTACTTTAGATGATAATATATGATCAATTAAATCCTTATCGTGAGTTGACTCTGTGATAATGTTTAACAATCCTATCTTAGTACATATAACTTCTTGTATGTAGGCATGGGCATCTTGACCAGCTAGTTTAACCATAGCTGCAGTGATAATTACACCATCTAGAAATCTTGATGGTACAGACACCCCAGAAATTACTGATAACTTATCCATCTGCGCAGGGTCAGAGTAGAATGTTCTTAGTTCTGATACATTAGCTAGAAACTCTTTTACGTGATGAAACAAACCTACGCTAATACCTCTACGTATTTTAGTTAAGTCGCTTTCTTCATACTTATCTAATATAACAGTATGAGGGTCAGACTTGTCATCTTCTTTGATAGTATGTATTTGCATAAATCTTGAGATATCTGCTTCTTCTCTTAGATAATTAATAGCACATGCCCAGATCTGACACTTTAGAGTATACACTGTAGCATTGGAATTTTCTACATTACCTCTAGTTATTCTAGCTTCTGGGGCATTGGTTAAACCTCTAATATCCCTAAGAATAGCTCTAACTTGATAAGAGTGTGAGTCGTCTTTGTCGTCTTCAAACTCGTCTAGAGCTGCACCAAGCGCACAGTTATTCATATCTTTACGGAAGCCTGCGCTGGTATAAGCCTGCTGCACATCTGAGGTGCTTTCTACTAACCGTAACTGAGGGTTGTTACCAGCTATTATATCCAGTAGCTTTGATTTACCAGTACCTCTAGCACCGTTAAGAAGAGTGTATAGCTGTCTAGGTAAACAAGAAGATATGGCATTAATCATCATTGCCGCAGCTAAGTATTTACAATCTGTAATACCATCAGCTAAGCTCCAGCCTGTTTGTATTAACTTAACTAGCTCTTCATATGTTTCTTTAGGACTATACTCAGTGCCTTGCTCTAGGTCTCTGATACTTGATATCTCTCTAGACCATGGTTGCCTTGAAATATTAAAGTAGTACTTACCTATTCTTGGCCCGTCTAATAAAGACCATCTAAGTCCTGTAGCTGTGAATCTACCTAGATAAACGTCATGGCCATTGACAACAGCCCAGACATCTTCTTCAGTATCTCCAAACGTAGCCTTTAGAAAGTGAGAGCCCGCCTTAGCTTCTTGTAGAGAATCTACTGTTGGTAGCTCGCTAGCTAAGGAGTCTATAGCAAACTCCATGTACTTCTTTAGATTTGTATTTTGTTCTATCAAAGGTACATCCATGAATTGGTTATTTGCTTTAGGCTTTCTAGTTATGAAGCTAGGTACGCCTACATTATCTCTAACCCAATTAACTGCGGGTCCTAGATCAATAGCTAATAAACCAAACATCTCACTTGACTTAGAAATACGCCATTCTCTAGGCTCTCTTTTCTTTCTATTCCAAGCCTTGATAACTGCCTCTGTGGCTCTGCCATCCATGCCTATGAAGAAGAACTCTTGTCTTAGAGCTTGAAGTATTCTAGCTACAAGGCCTTCCTCGCTGGTGTCATTTCCTAGTATTAGTTCTAATATAGTAGATAAGCTAAGGCTAGTACACTTCTTAGCTACTTCAGTAGCATACAATCTCTGAGAGTCTGGATCTCTAAGACATCCGCCATCTTCAGATATTATCTGCCTAAATCTAGCTAAGTCTTCTGGGTCAGCAGCATTTAGCTCTACAACAGTTTGTCTTACTAGCCACTTATGAGCTACTTCAAAGTGAAGTCTTGAGGTACTTCTTATATCGGAAGTATCTAGTTCTGTTATAGTCTTTAGCCATGTCTTCCAACCATGAGTCTTGATAGCTTCGTCTGGGTCTTTTTCCTTAATAGAATCTGGCCAGCTGAATATCTTAACAGGTATCTTTGTCTGCTTTAATACTGTCTTAGCTATCTCATCTCCTCTATGTTCAGGATGATCCATTACAAATAGTACTCTCTCAACACCACAAACTTCGCTTAGCAAGTCAGGAGAAGAAGAAGCAGCACCACCTATACCCAGAACAATATCCCAAGTTACACCATCCTGGTAGAAATTAACTAGATGTTGTAAACAGTCAAACTCGCCTTCAACTAGTATAGCCTCAGTTACACTATCAAACTTACTATACTTAGAACGATAGTTAGACAAGCCGAAGAAACCTAGCCCCTCTTCATTCTCGTCTTTTACATATACTATATCTTTACTTGTTTTATCTTTTCTTAAATGATCCGCTCTTAGTTTAAATCTACTAATCTCTGTAGGAGTTTTATGGTAGAAAAATACTAGAGAGCCAACATAGTCAGCGGTTATCCAGTCTTTAATGTAGTCATAGCATCTTTCGCTATTTGCTACTATATGCTTTCTCAGCATAACCCAGGGAGGTAGAATGCCTATAGGTAACCACTTTATTAGATCCTTATCTAACTTAATACCACGTGACTCTATATACTCAACACATTCTTTAGCAAATGCATACTCAGGATCATCTTTCTTATCTATAGCTTCCACTAGAACAGTATTAAATGCTAGAGCTAGCATTGATTTTACTTCATCTCTTATCTCCGCTTCTTGAACTTCCTGTACGGCTTTTGCTGGTAGGGACTTAACTCCTTTATCTCGCAGCATCTTAACTGCATTAGCCCAGCTAGAGCCTGTAACCATAGCTACGAATTTAATAGGATTTGTTTCGTAAGAGCCGCAGCCAAAACACTTTACAAATTTCTTACTAGTAACTATGTAGCAGGAAGGACTGCTATCTGTGTGTCCTGGGAAGGGACAACACCCTTTTAAAGAAGTACCGCGGATTTCCCACTTAGAAGAGCCAGACTCTGTTAGTATGTCTTTCCAAGCACTTAGGTGTATCTCATCCCATATTTTCCTTACCTGGGAGATCTTGTCCATTTGTAGTCCTATCCTTTGCTACAGATCTTTTTATACTGACACCAGTTGCAGTGAGACCCTTTCGTTGGTTCTGGATTGGGTGTGTATAGATCTGCTAGTTTATTTATCTCAGCAAACACTGGATTATCCTGTGTTATATCTTTCTTGAAAATTTTCCTAGAGTGCCAAAGCAAGCTGTTATCGTCAGTAAAGAATAAACAAGGCTGTACGCTAGATATCTCTGGGTATGTGGAGTGTAACAGTATCCCATAACTTTCAAGTTGTAAAGCATATGATTTAAGGTCTCCAGGCCTACCTGTTTTAATGTCTACAGCTATGATATGTTTTTTACCATCTCTAGACATCATTATAGCTCTATCTACTACTCCTCTTAGAGCTGATTTGTAACTAAAGAAATCTACAGGCGATAGCTCCTTATCTACAGATAGTCTAATTTCACTCAAGTCCCATTCGTGACCTTGTGACTTTAAACTCTGTATTCTTTCATGTAGATTATCTACGCCTTTACGCATACTATCTAACCTAGATTTATTAGCATTAGTTAGTACAATACCTTCTTCAGAAGTTTTAGCAGCTTCCTGCTTAGGCATGCCTGAGTTTAATAGCTCAGCATATTTATGGGCTGAAGATCCCAAGGTTAGAGCAGTATCGTCTGTTTTATGAAGTTCTTCTTCACTTAACTTTAACTTATCTACATATTGTCTATGAAACTTTAAAGCACATTCGTCTAGCATTGACGCTTTACTTGGGCTCCAGGCTCCTAGCTTTAATGCAGCAGGGCTAAAAAAAGGCATGTGTATTCTCCTAGTTTATAATCCGCCTATACATTGGCGGTATAATATATTACACTAATTTATATTAAATGTCAATAGAAATACGATAATTACATATTAAAATCTGGAGCGCTTCCATCATCATCAGAGTCAAAGGGTAATGCTTTTGAGCTTCTCTCTTCAACTTGTAATAGCTTATCTTGTGAGCTTAGGCTCTTTAAAGAATTGAAGTCATCTCTGACTAATTGATTAAAGGCTTCAGCAGCAATAGCTGTAGTAGCTGCTGGCATGCTTGCAGCAACAGATACTTTGAACTGATGCCAGTTCTTACCAGCTTTGCTCTTAGCTTCAGTAGCTAGAGTGAACTGAGTATTCCAGATCTTTCTAGTTCTAGCTGCTTGTCTAACTAGGAATTTACCTGAACTCTCAGATGTCTTTGCAAAGATAATCTTAACAAATCTGGACATATCTGCGGTGAGAGCAAATACATTGATATTATCCATGCAAGCTGTTCTTTGATCATTACGCCAAGGGAGATTTGGGCAATCAGCACATTTACCATACTTGCTACCTGTAACACCATCTAAGGAGCTACATTCGATCATACCTGATTGTTCTCCAACAACAAACATTGTGCGTGAGTTGTAGGCAAACACTGGGATAATATCAATTGAAGTACCTAGATTAACACCTGGGATGTATAACTGACCAATTCTGCTACCTTCAGGGCAATCAGACTTAGACAAACTTGTTGGTTGTACAATCTTAACTGTAGGAATACGGAGTCTGTTGCTCTCCATACCAACTAAGCCTTCTGTACCAGGCTTGACTAACTCGATCAATTCAAGTAACTTGGCTTGATCATCACTACTTAACTTAGCTAACAATTCGGAACTGATATCCATATGTCTAATACTCCAAAAAATGGTAAAGGGAATAACTTAGCAGAGCAGCCAGAAGATGGCTTGGACTCTTACTATAACCAATTGGCAGAGGTAACCATTCTAGATAAAGAACTAGAATTTAAGTACATGGAAGAGTACTGTAGGGCGGGAACCTCTGATTCAAGGAAGATAACTATACGCCAAAAAGTTGCAGAAAGCAACTTAAAGCTAGTGTTTTCATTAGCTAAGTATCTATGGAAAGATAAAGATAAAGAAACATTGCAAGAATTAATAGCAGCAGGTAACGAAGGCCTTCTTATAGCAATGGATAGATACGATCCGAAGTATAAGGTTAGGTTCTGTACGTATGCAGGCCATTGGATTTTAATGTGTATGCGTAAAGTACAGAAAGGTCCTCTAAGATTACCTGCTGACAAAGCCGTCCCTAAAATACTTCCAGAGGAAGCAGTTCCGGGAGAGGTTTATGAAGTTAATCTGTATGAAGTCCTAGAAGAATCACATGATTTAGATTCTTTAAGAACTTGGATGAGATTTTTAACTGAGAGAGAACGATATATTGTAGAGTACTCTCATGGATTATCTGAGTCAGGACAAATTAAGTCTTTAAGAGAAATAGGTAAGAAGCTTAAATTATCCTCTGAGAGAGTTAGGCAATTAAAGACAGAAGCGGTAAAGAAGTTACACAGATGGTGTGCTTTCTAGACTAGGCTTTGTCTTCGTTTAATCCTAAAATCAAATTAACAATGCTAGTAGTATCTGCAGGGTTTAAGATCCATTGAAGTGTCTTTAAGGAGATTTCGATGTCTAGCACAGAGTTGGCTGATACCTCGTCATCAAATTCCTGTAGAGTGCTTCTCTCTGCAGATAACTTAGCTACTGCCTCTAAGATCTCGCTATCTTTTCTAATTCCTAGCGCATTGGCTAACTTGTTGGCAGGCTTTGGATCCTTCTTGCGATGCTGAGCTTTAACGGACTTGCCTTCTTTCTCTGCTTCTTCTTGCTTCTTATTAATCTTCTCTTTGATTTCAGAGCCAGAAGCACCAGCTTTTGCTTCTTCTAGAATCTCTTTACGAGTTTCTTCATCAGAGACATTAGCTAAGATCTTACCAACATGAAAAGTAATTTCACCTTTGTCAATAGCTTCAATAACCTCAGGCATTTCTTCTTCTCTGGATAACAAAGAAAGTCTTGCCTTGATGGTATTCTCAGCCAAAGAGCAATTCTTACATACTTGTTCCATACTTAGCCCAGCATCTAACAATTGCTTGATTGCTCTAGCTTGCTCCATTGCATTCCAGTTAAGTCTTTGGGTATTTCTAACCAAAGCATCAGAACCTAACTGGCTAAGAACTTCTTTTGTAATATAGTTCCTTACTTCTTCTTTTTCTTTATCATCAGCACTTTCATTAAGTGCTACCCATTCTTCGAAGCATTCTTCGATAAGGGTTAACTTAGAGGGTCTAACTTCGCATCTAATCTTAGTAAGAGCTTTACCATTATTAGTTGAGGTCACACCTTCTTTTAGAAGTAAAGACACAGCATAGCATCGTCTATTACCTTCTAATACTCTTAACTTACCTTCTTGGGTATCTGGTTCCATAACTATTGGGCTTTCAAGTAATCCTCTTTCTTTGATAGAGGACTTCAAGCTATCGATTGTTTCTTGATCGCCATAGAACTCTCTGGATTGCAAATAATCTGAGCTATTTGGTTCCTTGAAATCTAACTTATCTACATCTACTAGCTTGTAAGTACGTCTAGCATCTGAAATATCTATTATTGGGAAATTATTCTTTTCCATCATATTTACCTCTACATTGTGAGAAATACTGGCACCATTTAGCTGTACACATCCAGGTGTTAGGTGCAGTACGGGGGAAATTACCTTGAGAGATGTTTGTAGCTACCTCTCCAATTAAGTCGGTAAAATACTGTAGCTCTCCGGGAGAGTATTTATACCTGACTTGATTTAACTTTGGTAGTTTATTTTTAACTACACTGTCAAACCTAACATATGGGTTAGACTCAACAATGGCATACATTGCAAGTTGTATGCTGTCTCTAGCGTCAGCTTCGGACTTGGACTTATCTACCACTTTTAAGTCACAAATCTCTGTGTAGCCAGCGCTACTATCTACATAGTCAATGAATCCCATTACAGGTACATCACCAACAAAGGATTCAAACTTTGACTCTGACTTTGAAGGCAGGAGTATAGGAGACAGTTCCTTATACCACACTTTGTACAAATTTTGTGCATATACCTTTAGGGTATCTATGTTAAAGTTATCTTCGTACTCAATTGTCTCATCAGATAAAATAGAATTAACATCTGGTTCTGCTAGTACTATGATGTCTGAATCTTTTTGAGGCTTTAGCTCTGTAGCTAACATCTCTTTGATATGAGTCTCTACATACTTATGAACAGAGCTGCCTAGCGACATGGCGTATGGTCTCTTAACTTCTGTTTTAGTATTTAATACGTATTCTAGTTCATACTGCTTAGGGCATGATAGATACTTGTTTATCTGTGAAGCTGATAAGAAGCTTTTTGGTAGATTATACGACATCTATATTTCCTTTAGGGGTATTGTTGTTTTATTGCTGTTTCTGGGCAATATACACTGGGTATCAAATGGCTTTATGTTATTAGCCATGCAGTTTAGCACATTATCACAAGTTACACAATTAGGTCTTGTAGATAATAAGTTACTCACATCTATCTTATTAGCCAGTAAGTTAACTGTACTATGCGCTATGCTGTCTTTTATAACTACTACCTGTACTAGTAAATTCGAGAAGCCCTTAGCCCTTAAGCCATAGTTTCTATCAAGACTTTGTAACCAATGATCTAGAGAGAAGCTAAGCTCGGCATATACCATGACTGGGGCTTTGAAAGTAACACCTATACCCATTGATATCTGTGCTAATATAACTATGTTATCTTCTGAGTCATTAAATTGCTGCTCTATAACTTGAGGCTCTGTAGTAGTATGGTCATACCTTAGAACCTTAGTTATCTTAGATAAACTGGTATACAATCTATCTAGAGTTTCATGGTGCTTAGCCCATACTATACACTTACCAGATAGAACATGATTCTCCACTAAGTCATAGACGCTATCTAGTAAAGTATTATCCCCAGTGTCTACTACTATTCTACCTGGGTCAGAAGTACTAATTTGGCATTTAGAGGTATACGGTTTTATACTATTAGCTACACAGCTAGGCATATGAACACAAGTATCGCATATTGTTTTATCTGCCAGAGATTTATATACAAACCCTGAAGATACCTGAGCACATCTAGTCATGGCAGTAACTGCATTCTCAGGTTCTGGTATGTATTCCCCATTTACAGTAATAGACTCATAGTTAACTAGCTTGTTATATAGCTTTGATGTTGCAGGGCTAGCTTCTATCTCTATAGTCTGAATAATTCTGTCTGGCAGATCTAAGCACTCTATAGCTTTCTTTCGTATTGAGCACTCGGATACTATGGCATTCAGTCTATCTATATTTTTAAGACCCGTAACTATATGTTTATTATACGGGCTAAAAGTTAAGTACGTTTCTCTAAATTTCCAAGAATCTGGCACTATGAATTTTCCTAGAAATCGTAGCTGAGCCCACAAATGTATGGGACTACCTAGAGAGGGAGTTCCGCTTAGTATTAGCCTTCTTACTGGGGCATTAGGTCCTTCTACTAACTTTAATATAGCTTTAGTTCTAGCTGAGTCAGGAGTTCTCAAAGAATGACTTTCGTCTGCTACTATTAAGTCAAACTTGTACTTCATAAGCTCATCTATGCACATCTTTGCGGAGTCATAGGTTATAACCATTCCGCATTTACTAGAGTAGGCATTAGCTATTAGCTTTAACCTGTGAGCTGGGCTACTAGCTACTATTGGCTGTATCTCTAGCTCAGAGTTGCTGTTAGATTTCATCTCCTTTTTCCAGGTAAATAAATTAACTCTAAGGGCTAACACAAGAACCTTTATATTATTATTTTTCTTGTGTAGGTACCTTATTAAATCACAAGCTATCTTAGTTTTGCCAAGTCCAGGATCATAGAATAAACCTAACCTAAGATTATTTATAGCATTAGCTAAGCCTTCTACTTGGTGAGAGTAGGGTGCTAGCACGGGTGAGTAGCTATCTATATCTAGAGTTTCTATACTAGTTTTACATTTAGCTAAGTATATCCTCAAGGCTTTTATATCTTCTGTTTCTTGCCAGTATACTATATTCTTTATAGCATCTAAATCTTCTAGTGCTTTCAACCCGAAAGGATAGAAAGCAGGCAAGTACCAATTACCGTTTGCTTTATTAAACGTTGCCCCGTATAACGTCTTAATAAGAGGTATATCTTTAGTATCTAAGTTAGCTAGGCATATAGCCTTGTTAGCTATAACTATTGGTTGCATACTAGTACTCCTATGTAAAGCGGTGATGCTTAAACTTATAACACAATAACGTGAATATTTAGGGAGGGTTTAATGAGTTCTTTAGGTTTTAATGACTTCACAGATTCTAGTGGATTGGGTGTTAGTAACTTTGCGGATCCTATGAGATTATGGGTACACTCATTTTCTCCAAGAGATTTAAAGCAGTTATTTAGATGGACAGAATACTTATACTATAACAGTGCTCAGATATATGCTGGTGTTAAAAAATTTGCTGAATACCCAATCACAGAAATTAATTATCTAAGTGATAGTGATAAACTAGTATCTGCTAATAAAAGACTGTTGGAAGATATTCTAGGTATAAAGAGAGCTTTGATTAGAGCTAGCTTGGATTTACAAGTATACGGCAACTCTTTTACTAGCATACACTTGCCGTTCAGAAGATTCTTAAAATGCAAGGCTTGCGGCTACGAGGCACACGTATCTGTATGCGATTATACTTACAAACCTACTTCGGCTGAGTTTTCAAATAAGTGCGGTGAGTGCGGTGTAAACGATTTAGTAGAAGTAATAGACAGGCTAATACTAGAACCAGAAAAGATTAATATTATACGCTGGGATCCTAAGCTGATAGATATAGCTGCGAATATAGTAACAGGAGACAATGAGTATTTCTTTAGTGTTCCCTCAGATATGAAGTCAGCCGTATATAATGGGGATAGACATCTAATAGAAACTACTCCTATTAATTTATTAAAAACTATGGCGGAGGATGAGTTATTCAAGTTTAACCCAGGTGAGATATTTCATATGAAATCTGACTCCCCTTCTGGTCTTGAAAGTGGCTGGGGATACCCTAGCTTGGTATCTGCCATACATCTTTTCTACCATGCTAGTATTCTAAGAAAAGCTAATGAAGCTATAGCTCTAGAAAGAATAGTACCTCTTAGAGTTATGCATCCTCAAGCTATATCAGGAGCTGCAGACCCTATTATGAGTCTATCTATGGGTAAGTTTATGGGTGAAGTGGAAGAGAACATAAAGAGATGGCGTAGAGATCCTAACCATATCATGATGTCTCCAGTAGCTATAGGTGTAGCTCAAGTAGGAGGAGAAGGTAGATCTTTAATGGTAGCGCAAGAGATAAGCCAAGTAGAAGACAATATTATTGCTAGCATGGGTATACCTAAAGAATTTATATATGGCGGTTTAAGTTTTAGCGGTTCAAGTGTTACTCTCAGAATGTTGGAGAATCAATTAGAGCCTAGTACTTTCCAATTAAATCAATTATTGAAATGGATATCAGATAAATGCTCTAGTTTCTTAGGGTGGGAGAAGATTAAAGTAAGTCTCGGCGACTTTAGAATGATCGACGATATGCAGCAAAGACAAATGGCTATGCAGCTATGGCAGTCTGGGGTTATATCTAAGACTACATTGGCAGAAATGAATGGTATAGATATCAACGAAGAACGGGAAAAGATAAAAAATGAGCAGTTGTCAGATGCTAGAAACCAGAAGAGTCTAGATCTAGAAATGCAAGCTATGCAGCAAGACATTGGTATGCAAGCTAGACAAATGGCTACTCAACAACAGCAACAACAAATGGGATCTGGCGGTTTGACTTATGATCAGCAAGCAGTTATAGGTCAAGCTGATGGTATAGCTCAACAATTCTTGCAGATGGATCCTGGCACTAGGAAGTCTCAATTAGCTAGTTTGCAAGCTGAAGACTATGTTATGTATAGTGTTGTTATACAAAGACTAGAACAAATGCAGCTAGACCAGAAGAATCAAGCTTATGCCCAGATGCAACAACAGACACCTATGTAGGATATACAAATGGATAATAACTCAGATTTTATAACTAAGCTGTCTCAAACACAGAAGCCATTGGACTTAGATCCATTTCCAGAAATTCCAGATCCTCCTCCAGGATTTAATCCAGAGAAGAATCCTATAAAAACAGATGGAGTTAGCTCAGTGGCTGACTATGCTAAAGATAAAGTAAAGTCGGAATATAAATATATACCACATGCTAGAGTATTCTGGATTGCACCTGAAGGCTGCCCTGAATTTGATGAGTTACTAAAGCGAGGTGCTTCTGGAGAAGTTATGATAGCTAAAAAAGAAGTTGCTGATGTTAGAAACACAGCAGCATTCAAGGTATACATAGAATGGCTAGAGCTAGTTAATACCTAAAAAATAACTTTAACTTTAGCTTTAACTTTAGCTTTAACTTTTATCTGCCACTTTTATTAGAAGTGGAATCCTCCGAAGAAATCGAAATCGTCATCATCGTCTGGATCTAAGTAATTTTTTCTGTCTGTTATCATTTTTCCTGCGTCTATATCCCTGTCTGTTATGCTCAGGGGTGTTGGTTATAACTACTGTATCTCTAGCGGTATTGCTATCGCTAAATAACAGTTTACCTATGAAAGCACCTAATGCTACAAGTGAGATTGCTCCCACCTCAGCTAGTATACCTTGTTTGGTAATATCTTCCCCTGCGGGGTCTATACCTTCTTCCTTGGACATAATACCTCCACGTCCAGCTTAGCGGATTAGATCCGCCTACCGCCGCATCTTTATTGTGCGGCCTCATCATCCTTTTTTGTAAATAAACCCTTATTATCAACCATCCATTTAAGGTTGTTTTTATTTTCAGAGCATAGCTTTAAGAAAGCTAATTTATCCGAGGTTATTTCAAATGCTAGCATAATGGCTCCATCATTATCTTGGGCCACCATGAGTTCCCTCAACTCTAACATTGCTTGGTAACCCTTGGTCTTGATAGAATTGATAAGATCCACCTTATCCTTTAACCTGCGAATCAGCGCCTCGTAACGCGCAGCATTTGAAATAACTTCCGTTTTGATCCACCCTACTTCCTTCTCTAGTTCCTCCCTTTCCTGCTTTTCCCTTACCTTCTCTTGTTCCTCCCTTACCTTCTTCATTTCGACATCTAGTGCCTTAAGAATGTCATCCTGCATTTTCGCTTCCTTCTCTGATCTAATTTGCAAAGGGGTTTTGATCTTACTTTTTAGTTGATCAAATACGTTACCTTCTTGCAAGTCACCGTCTGCATAATCCATTAGCTCTAACATAGCTTTCCTACTAGAGAGCTCTACCTTATGACCCTGGCATTCGAATACAACCGAGGGCCTTTCAAGCAAGTATAGGTAACTTGGTATCTTTGCGCTACCTGCGGTGAGGTAATCACCTTCTCTAGCTACCCACTTACCTAGGCTCATTAAGCGTGAAGCCTCTTCTTGCTTGGCATCTCTTTCTGTTGCCACCAAGCCGAAATTTGCTCCTCCGATAGCTACTGTATAGCTACCGGTTCTACGTGCATCTTTATTTAAGCACGTAGCAATATCTTGCATGTGTTCATGCAATTTTGTAATAATAGCATTAGCATCTTTTAGTGATACTGAGCTATTATATACTGTACCTGCGACTTCTTCGCTGAAATCGCAATTAACTACTAGCTTTTCGATATCTACTTTACCACCTTTGACAAATGACAAAGGAATGCTGAAAGCGATTTTGCTATCTTTAGCTGTAGCTGTATTAACTTTGCTATCTGAACCACCAAAGCTGGTGTTTAATTCAGTAGCTTTAACTTGGACCTTGGGTCCATTATAATTGAGATTCTTGCCCAATTTTTTTCTCCTGTTTAAGGTTTGTAACTACCCTTGATTGGGTATATACTTATAACAGTATTTATGTATAATTTGTGCCATAATGTAGGATAGAAAAGATGTCTCAGCCAGAAGTAAGACCACTGATGCAGTCAGTAGAAGAAAAGCAAAAATCTATTAGAGAAAAGACTATAGAAGGTCTAGAGGGTATGTTCCCGATAGTAGGTACTCACCATGATGTTGAAATTAACAATTTCAGAGTAATTGAAAAGCCGGTAGACTATAATACACACAAAGATGCTCTATACAAAAGAGGTACTCTATACGAACCGGTTAAGGCAGATGTAATAATAAAGGACAAACAGGGAAATGTGGTTGACCAGAAAAAGGGGCACACAGTACTACACCTACCTAGATTATCTTGGAATAACGCATTTTTAATAAACGGAAATGAGTATGCATTTAAGAACCAATTAAGAACTATGCCAGGGGTTTATACTAGACAAAGAGAGAACGAGGAGCTAGAAGCTTCTTTTAACTTGGCTAAAGGAAGCAACTTTAGAGTCAATATGGATCCTGCAAAAGGTCTACTTAATATGGAGTATGGAACAACTTCAATACCAATGTATCCAGTTCTAAGAAGTTTAGGCATGGAGCACTCTGACATAGCTAACTACTTAGGTAAAGATCTAGCAGAAAGAAATGCTTCTGAGTACGGAAATAAAGGTCAAGCTGCTATACAAAAGCTGTATGAGAAATTAGTTCCTGAGAATAAAAGAACAGCTACTAGCCACCAAGAAAGAGTTCAAGCTATTCAGGCCCACTATGACAGCACTGTTCTATCTGAGAAAACTACAGAAAGAACGCTCGGTAAAGGCTTTAGCAAAGTAACTCCAGAGTCTATATTGTTAGCTAGTAAAAAACTAGTAGGAGTATACAAGGGCGATGAGTCCCCGGACGATAGAGATTCTCTTGAGTTTCAGAGAGTTCTAGGGGTTGAGGACATGTTCAAAGAGAGAATAAGGCTAAAGGGTAAAGAACTTGGATATAAAATAAAGACAAAGTTAGACTTAGCTAAAGAAGTTAAGGTATCGCAAGTCATGCCAAGCACGGCTATAACCCCAATGTTAAAGCAGTATATATCTACGTCACAGCTATCAATGATACCTTCTCAAATTAACCCAGTAGAATTACTAGATAGCTCTCTATCTGTAACTAGACTTGGCGAAGGTGGTATTGGTAGTGATAGAGCTATTCCTGGCGAAGTCCGACAATTACACCCTACACAGATGGGTATAATAGATCCATTTAGAACCCCAGAATCTGGGCATGCAGGGGTAGACGTTAGGTTTACTCTAGGAGCAGGTAGAGATAAAGATGGGTACTTATATACTAAATTAAAGAATGCTAAAACTAACGAGATGGAGTGGGTTCCTGCTAGGAAAATAAGGGACTTAAATATAGCTTTCCCTCAGCAAGATACAGACAAGGGTAGAGTGGATGCTATGGCTAAAGGTAAGGTATCAAAGATAAAGCCAGGAGAAGTTGACTATATAGTTAATAGCGTAAAAGATATGTACACTCTTAGTACTAATATGGTTCCTTTCTTAGATGGTACTCAGGGTAATCGTATAATCATGGGTAGCAAGATGGTTGGTCAAGCTGTACCTTTAGTTGAAAGAGAGACCCCATTAGTTGGGCCTTCTCTTAATGACAAGAATACCTCTATTAGCATGGAGAATGTAGTTGCTAAGATAAGCTCCCCTTCTGCCTCAGAGGATGGTGTAGTCTCTAAGGTAAATCCAGACAGCATAGTCTTAAAAACTAAAGAAGGTGAGAAAGTTATACCTTTAGCTAATAATGTACCCATGGCCTCTAAAACATTTTATCACCATACTCCTATGGTTAAGGTAGGTGATAAAGTTACTAAGGGCCAGATACTTGCGGAGAGTAACTATGCTAAGGGAGACAAGCTTGCACTTGGCAAGAATCTTAAAATGGCCTACATGGCTTACCATGGTTTGAACTCAAATGACGCTGTGGTTGTATCAGAGGAAGCCGCCCATAAGATGCGCTCGGTTAAGATGAGTAAGTACGTAGTTGAGGTAGATAAAGACACTAGAATAGATCACTATAAACATGCAGCTAACTTCCCAAAGCAATTCACTAAAGATCAGTACGCTAAGATGAAAGATGGGATAGTACAAAAAGGAACTATATTAAAGCCAGGTGATCCTATAATAACTGTTCTTCAGAAAAAAGCACCAAGTATAGAGAATCAAATACTTGGTAAGATACACAAATCCCTAAGGTCTGAATACTCAGACAAAACTGAAACCTGGACAGGGGAGTCAGAAGCTGAAGTAGTAGACGTTCAACAACAGGGTAATAAGATAACTGTTGTTACTAAGTCAGAAGAGCCACTAAGAATAGGCGACAAGGTTAGTAATAGATACGGTGGTAAGGGGGTTATATCTAAAATAGTTCCTACTGAGAGTATGGTGCAAGACGAGTCTGGTAAGCCTATAGATATATTGTGGTCTAGTCTAAGCGTTGTTTCACGTATTAATCCTGGGCAGGTTATAGAAGTAGCTATGGCGAAAGCTGCTCAGAAAAAGGGGACAGAATATGTAATCCCTAATTTCCAAAAAGTTAACAATATTAAAATGGCTAGGCAGGCCCTAAAAGAAGCTGGAATAAAGGACAAGGAAGATGTTTATGACCCAGTAACTGGTAAGACTATTAAAGGTATTATGGTTGGCCCGCAGTATACCTACCGTTTATTTAAAACAACAGATACTAACTTCTCAGCTAGAGGTATAGATGGTGGCTACGATATAAACGGTGCTCCTAGTAAAGGCGGTGAGGAAGGTGCAAAGGGTACAGGGGCTATGGAAATAAATGCTCTTCTTGCTCACGATGCTAGAGATATATTAAAAGAAAACGCAGTAATAAAAGGTACAAAGAACACTGAGTACTGGAGAGCTGTACAGCTAGGTAGACCTGTTCCTCCACCTCAAAGCAGCTTTGCTTTTGATAAGTTTAAGCACATGTTAGCGGGTGCTGGACTTAGATTAGATAGAAAAGAAAACAATATGACAATAGCTCCATTGCTAGATGAAGAAGTTAAGAAGATGTCTAGCGGTGAAATCAAAAACGCTAAGATGGTATTCGCTAAGAATCTAATGCCAGAGAGAGATGGCTTGTTTGATATAGTAACTACAGGCGGTTTACAAGGAACTAGGTATTCGCATATAGAGTTACCTGAGTCAGTATTAAACCCACTATTTAGCGATGCAGCTAGAAGATTACTAGGAACTTCTGAAACAAATCTAAAAAAAGAAATACTAGAAAAAGGTGGAGATGAGATACGTAAGAAACTTAATTCTCTAGATTTAGATTCAGAGCTAGAAAAAGCCAAGAAGGATTTGAGTAGTTTAAAAGGCGCTGACAAAGATAACGCCTACAAGAAGATAAAAGCTATAAACGCTTTAAAAGAGAATAATCATAAGCCAGGAGAGGCTTATATGATTAAGACATTCCCAGTTATACCTCCACAGTTTAGACCTATAGTTCCTGGTAAAGGTAATGATTTATTAGTTTCAGATGTTAATCATATGTACAAAGACCTAATGCTAGCTAAAGAAAAGCTTCAAGAAGCAAAGGACCTAGATCTACCTGACGATGACATTAAAGAAATGAGGTCTCATCTTCAGCAAGCTACCGGTGCTGTTATAGGTGTTAATCCACCAGTATCTCAAAAGCTAGTACAAAGCGAAGTTAAGGGTATTGTTAATACTATTACAGGAACTAAGACTGGATTTTTTAACGGAAAGGTTTTAGCCAGAAGGCTAGACTTAACTGGTCGTGGTTCTGCCGCACCTGACCCAGATTTAGGTATGGACGAAGTAGGTTTACCAGAAGAAATGATGTGGGGTATGTATGCGCCTTTTATCATGAAGAGCTTAGTTAAGCGGGGCTATAATGCTATATCTGCGAAAGAAATGGTAGATAAGAGAACTTCCCAAGCTAGAGAAGAACTAATGATAGAATCAAAGAATAGGCCTGTATTTTTAAACAGAGCTCCTACACTACATAGATTTAACATGATAGCTGCATTTCCTAAACCAACTTCTGGTAAAACAATTACTGTTTCTCCTTTTATGGAAGATGGTATGAATCTCGATTATGATGGTGACGCACTACAGATACATTTACCTGCTACTGAAGATGCTGTTAAAGATACTAAAAAGATGTTACTGTCTAACAACGTATTTGGCGATAGAACTAGAGAGCAATTACTAGCTTATCCTAAGCACGAAGCTATTGCAGGCATCGCAAGAGTCGCAGAAGATAAACGCGAGTCTGGGAAAAAGTTTAAATTTAATACAGTAAGAGAAGCTAAGCAAGCCTATAGGCGTGGCGAAGTATCTTTAATAGACCATGTTGAGATTGATAATGAGAATGACTAATAAAGCAATATACAACGCCTACCTTATAGGCTGTAAGCTAGCGGAGATTAACAATGCTAGCCAACTAGCTGCAGCAATGAACAAGCAAGATAACAAAGAGCTAGATAATTTAAACGAGAAAGTCCCAGATAGTACTAGCTTAATGACTGGCGACTCTGAGTATAAAAACGGAGATTCCTGGGGTCACAAAGTAGAGCTATTTATGCCAAGTAATATGGGAGTACCATCAAGATGAGTACTTACTCTGACTACTATAACACCGGGTCAAACTTAGCAAAACTAGAGTTCGAGAAACAGGCTTTTATAGGGGCCTTAGCTAAGGGACTATGGAATAGTGCCCCACGTAAAGCTCTTGGTTACCTTACTGGTATGGGAGGTAGAATAGGCTCTAAGGGCAGCTTTGCTTATAAGTACATGCCTTCTTCTACTGTAGGTGCAGGGTTAGGCGGAGGAATTATTGGAGCTTCTTCTGCGGAAGAGGGAAACAGGATGAATGCCTTTGCTGCTGGGTCACTAAGTGGGCTTACTATAGGCTTTATAGGCAATAAAGCAGGCTTTATAGGTTCTAGAATAGCTAATCCATTTATGAGAAGGGGAAACGTGTCTAGATATTCTACTCTAGGATTTAATGATGATGCTGCCAGAGCTCTATCAAATAAGAATGAGCTTAATTACATAGACCATATTCTTTCGGAGTCTGGGGGTAATGTAGCTAAACTTAAGAATTATAGAGGAACTTCACAGTACAAAGATCTAGCCAAGGAGTACCGAGACCTAGTTGATGAGGGTATATCTACGTCAAAGAATAATTACGTATCTGATAGCTTCACAGCAGGGTTAAATAAAGCTAGAGAACAAGCTAAAGATATAGCTAAGGCACAATTCTCACAGAGCGAAGCCTCGGCTAGGGCTAAGTACTATGCTAGTAAAACACTAAAGACTGTTGGTAGCGTAGGGGGTGGCTTTGCACTAGTAGGTGCGGTACACCAACCAGTGCTAAATGTAAGTGAGTCTGTATCCAATAAGTTTGTACCTAAGAGGGCTCAGACACCAAGTAATATCTACAACCCATACTATGAAGGATTTTAGTAAAATGAATTTAGAAAAATATTATGCCACTCTTGGTAGATTAGAAAAGAGATCTTCTGTTGGTAAGTTTATAGTACCTACTGCCATAGGTGGACTAGCCGGAACTGCTTATGGACTTACTAGGAGAGAGAATCCATCTAGGGACCCACTACACCCAGCTTCTTCTACCTATGGAGGGATAGGACTAAAAGCAGGAGCTGGGTTTGGAGCTGGTAGAATTGCATCTAACTTACTTAAACTAAAGTCTATGGATAGCCTAGGACTAAGCTTACTAGGTGGTTTAGCAGGTGGTTTATACGGCTTATCAGATGCTACAAAAGAGGGTAGACCTGACTTACTACTAAAGCAGCCTGGCCTAGAGTACCCATATAGCACAGAAATGGCATACCAGTTAGCTTCTCTTAGAAATAACCCTACGGAGTACTAAGATGATATCTGGAAAGTTAGGAACAGTACTAATAAATTCAGCTATGCCAAAAGACTATAGGTCTGAAGGCGATTTAGATCTTAAAAAAATGAAGGGCAACTTAGTAAAGCTAGCTAAAAATGCCCCAGAGCAATATAAGTTCGTAGCTCCAAAGATTAAAAAGCTAGGTGATGAGTTTTCTACTTACGAGTCTATTACTGTTGGCTTAGATGATATAGAGCCGGACTATGCTGAGAGAGACTCAATAATAAACTCAGCCCAGAAAGTAGTTGACACCTACGGTGCAAAGTCCAAGCAAGCCTTTGATGCATTTATGTCTGCCCAAGAAAAAGTTATGGACTTAACTAAGAGACATAAAGGCGATATGGCGATGACTGCCAGATCTGGTAGTAGAGGTAATACTACCCAGCTAATGAAGATCATAGCTACGCCTGTAGTGGTTGGGGATTTTCATGGTAATCCTGTGCCCTTTTTAATAAAGCGTAGTTATGCTGAGGGGCTAAGCCCCGCTGAGGCTTGGATAGCAGGCGATGAAAGTAGAAGCCAAGTTATTAAGGGTCAGCTAGGTACCGCAGAGCCTGGGGAAATGCAGAAAGTTCTCAGCTCTGTTATGTCTTCAGCTGTAGTATCAGAGAATGACTGCGGTACAGATAACGGCATTAGACTTAAAGTAGATGACCCTAGTATAGAGGGTAGATATTTGGCAGCTACTGGTGAGTTAGTAACTTCTCAGAAAGCTGCGCAGCTAAGTCAGAGAGGTGGGTTTGTATTAGTAAGGTCACCAATGACTTGTGAGCTTGAGAAAGGCGTATGCCAGAAATGCTCAGGCACGAGCGTAAAGGGCGGTGACTATGATATAGGTACATCTCTAGGTCTTAGGTCTGCTCAAGCTTTATCTGAACCATTAACACAAATGCAGCTAAGCGCCAAGCACGGCGTTAGCTTGGTTAAAGGTGACGCTAATAAACCAAGGGGGCTAAAAGCCTTTAAGCAATTCGTGGAAATACCTAAGAACTTTTTCTACAAGGCTACACTTGCTAACTCAGCAGGTAAAGTAGAGAGTATTAAAGAAGCTCCACAAGGTGGGTTTGATGTCTACATAAATAAAGAGCATCACTATGTTCCCCCTGGAAGAGATATTAAAGTAAAATCAGGGGAGGAAGTAGAAGCTGGAGATTTGCTTAGCACAGGTGTACCAGCTCCTGACGAAGTACTAAAACACAAGGGTATGGGGTCAGGTAGAGAGTACTTGGTTAAGTCTATTAGAGAGTCTTTTGAAGACAGCGGTATAAAAATAGACCAAAGAAACATAGAAGTTCTAGCTAAGACACAGCTTAACTTTGTAAAATTAGATAAGCCTGTTGGGGACATGCTAGAGGGTGATGTGGTTCCAGTGTCTTCTGTTGTTAAGCAAATGGGCTTAACAGGTCAAAAGTCTAGCGTAATGTCATCTGTTGGCAAAGTATTAGCTAAGCCAGTGTTTGAACATATACCAGGTACTTTAATAACTAAAAGAATAGCTGAGGATATATTAGACAAAGGCAAGAATGAAGTTTTTGTAACTGACTCAAAGCCTGTGTTTAAACCCGTTATGGTTGCTGCTACTAGAACTCCTTTGCTAAATCCAAATTGGTTGCAAAGGCTTGGTTACAGGTACCAAAAAGACACACTTATAGATGCAGCTACATTTGGTCAGAAAGCAGATATACACGGCTATGACCCTCTAGCAGCTCTAGCTATAGGTAAAGAATTTAAACGAGGACCAAAAGGAGAGTACTGATGTATAAACAGTCTAACATGATTGATCTAGCTGCTAAAGCTTTGAGTGGTAGTAAAAATTTATCTAGAGCCCAATCCTCTCTAATTAAGAAGTACATAACTGAGTATGGAGCTGTCAATCCTAATCTAGTAAGTAATAGGGGGTTTTTTAAAAATTTACTACTAGGCAGTGAACACGCTCCTCAGATAACAAAGGCGAGGTACTTGAAGGGTGGTGTTATAGGCAAAGGTGGTTTGATACTCGGGGAGCTAGCACCTAGCGATGAATACATTGATAGTGCTATAAAATTCAAAGACTATCTTATTGATCCTGCAAAGTCTGGTAAAAAATTTACTAGCAGTGATGCTAAAACTTTGATATCAGGAACTCCTGGTAATCTGCTTAATGTAGGTTTCAATGTAGGTCTACCAATAATGGAGGCTCGCGAAGCATACAAAGGAGAGTCCGAAGAGTATGGAGATAGGGTTGGTGAAGGAACTGGAGCTGCCCTAGGAAGTGGTCTTGGGTTCTTACTCGCCAATAACTACGGCTTACCATTAGGTATGGCTTCTTCCTATGTAGGTAAGCGTATAGGATCTTCAATAGGTAAGCTTTTTGATAGTAAAAAGAAAGAAAGGGATCCTCTAGAGAATCCTAATCTTGCAGCAACAAGGGCTTTACTTTAGCTTTACATTTAACTTAACATGTATATACTTACTTCGTATATATAAACTATGAGTAGTTGGGAGATTAAACTATGTCATTACTTAAATTAGCATTTTTAAGAGGTTGCCAAAACGCTTTAGTTAACAGCGGCGCTATACCTCCTTATAGAACAGAATTAAAAGCTGACTTAGCAGTTAAAGTAGCTTCATATGCCTTACCTAGAAACTGGAAGTTAGCATCTGATGAAGATGTAGCAGAAGCTATGGCTGCTATGGCTTCTGGGGCTGAAGATGAGTTAAGCCCAGAAGAGCAAGAAGCAATTATGTCTGATGAATCTGATGAAGCTATTTCTCCTGAGGAAGCTGCAGAAGCTATTGAATCTGATGAAGAAGATAGTGACACCGATACCGATGAAGATGTTGATACTGAAGACTCAGCAAGAGAAGTTGTAGCTATGTTAAAAAGAGCTGCTGAAAATGATATATTTGGCGGCGGCGTAGCTAATCCAGCTCCAGCTGTTCTAGATGATTATGAATCTGAAGCTGGAGATAGAGCCAGTGAAGGCTATGCACATCTTTCTGGCGGTCAAGGCTTGGCTGACCCAATGGCTAATGCAGAACCATTTACAGGCGGTATGAAAGATCTAAGTGAGGGTGTTAGCTTAGACGCTAAGACTGCTAGTTATTTGCTACGTAAGCTAGCTGAAGATGCAGCTTATAATGTTGGGCCTGAAGTAGCGGACCCAGATAATATTGAAGAAGATCCTAGACCAGAAGCCTATGCTAACTTTGATCAAGGCGATGGTGCTTTTAATGACACTGCACCATTCACAGGCGACATGCAAAAGTCTAGTGCTTATAATTACTTACTTCAAAAAACAGCTTCTGAAGTTGGCAAATACTTACCCAAGAGACTTAATAGCAGAGATAAGTTAGCTGCATTAAGAGCTATGATTGGCATGTCCAATAAAGAAAGAGCTAACTATATCCAACGTATTAAATGGGCTATGGAAGAAGAAGAAGCTAAGGAAGTAGACGAAGAAGAAATGGATGACACTGAAGATTCAGATGAAGAGTCTAAAGAAGAGTCCCAATCCTCTGAAGAAAAAAAAGCTTCTTATGTTCTTAGACAACTAGGTCTAGGTAAAAAGTCAAGATCAGTAAGACAACAAAGAAGTAGATGGTAAAATGAAAAGGTCCCACTATATACTAGGCATGCACAAGGCATTTGTAGACTATGGTCTTCTCCCTAGTGGTGTACCGTTTTCTAAAATAGCTGCTGCTGCCGATATAGCTGCTCAAGCAACCCCACAAGAATTTCAAACAATCGGTGACTACATAACACCAAATGACCTAAATTCACTAGCTAAAATACTAGATGTGCTAGGTCAGTTGATTCAAATGTACCAGCAGCAGTCTGGAGCTGGTGCTCCTCCACAGCAAGGTATGCCGCCAGATCAGATGATGGGCGGTATGCCACCTCAAGGTATGCCACCTCAAGGTATGCCACCTCAACAACCAGGTGGAATGCCTCCTCAAGGTATGATGCAGCCACCTATGTAATTTAGACTGTAGGCGAGTAGGCATAATATGAGTTCTGTAAGCGTAGATCAATTCTCTAATTCTAAGTCAGATATAAGTAGAGTACTTGGTACTCAAGATTTAGCTAAGTTAACTAGAGCTCAAAGAATAGCTAGAAGTTTTATAAATTCTAATCCGCATATTCGCGATACTAGAATTGGTAGATCTTCAGGGGGATCATTCTACGATTTCTCTTCAAACAGAGTAGGAGTAGCAACTGATTCACCTGACGTAATGTCACACGAGTTAGGGCATGCTGCTAGATTATCTGATTCATCTGATCTTTATAAGGCTTTACTTGGCACTAGTAAACGACTAGCCAGAGTCAATAACTTGATAGCTATGCCTCTAGCTTCTTTAGTTGCTCTAAACAAGAATCAATCACTAGACTCTAGAAGAGATATTCTTAGAAAATTAGCAATAGGGTCAGCTATTATAGGTGCCCCTAATATACTTGAGGAGCTAGCTGCCTCAGGCTATGCTATGAGGCACAGCGATACACCTATCATGACTGGAATTAAAGTTACTCCAGGGATGGTTTCCCATATGCTTAGTGATGGGACTGCTCCATTAACCTATTTATCTATGCACGCTTTAACTAGTAAGGATTTTAAATGATTAAACTATCAGCAATATCACCAAAGACTATAGTGTCTATGGGTGGGCAAGAGGGAGCTTCTACTCCCGAAGAGAATCAACTTAAAGAATTGTTATCTCAAATGGCTTATTCCATGCTACAGAGTAAGGCGCCTAACTTAATACCCTACATAACATCATTTAAGCCGATAGAATTAGACTTAGATAGCAATAAAGCTGTGGGAGCTTTTAGTATAGATCTTAACGGTAAATCAGTTATGATCCCTATAGTGATGTCTGACGGTAAGGTTAAGCCTCCTGAGGTTTTTTATACTAAGGAACAAGACGCTTTTTTACCTCTAAATAACAAGTGGATGGAAGAGATACAAAAAGCAGAGTCTAATAATCTAGGTGAAGCCGTGGAAGCACCAGAAAGTTTGTCTAGTGATGTAGATATTAGAGCTCTTACACTACCTCCAACAACAGGTAGATTCGTGTATGCTAGCTTTAATAATATAGATTTACCCAGAGTAATAGACAACTGTGATAACCTGACAAAAGTAGCTTTCGCAGAGATGTTAAAAAAGAGCAGCAAAATACTTAAGTCATATGTTAAGTACAATGGAGCTAGTAGTGTTGAGCTGCTTAGACCAAAGTATAACTATACAGCTAAGGTAGCTTCTGTTAGCAAATGGGCTGTCCTGGATCCTAAGTCTAGTAAAGAGTCCTATGTTACTTATTTTGGTAACAAGTTCCAAGACGCATTCTCTAGCTCTTTAAAGTCTGGCTACGCAGTTAAGGACTTTAGAAAAACTGCAGAGATACTAGTTGACTCTGAGATTCCTTTGGACTCAACGGTTATGGCTAGATCAGGAATTACAGAACCTAACTTTCCTGGGGTGTACAATATATCTAAACTAGGTGGTACTAACGAAAAGGTTTATATTGTCCCTAATCCATTTATGGCTGGAAGTGACTTAATGCCCATATCAGATAGCGCTAGTGGTATGGTTAGTACTAAGGGTGATTATGGGCCTAGTACAAAGAGAAATTTTGGAGGTAGAACATATTTAGTAATAACTCCTAGCAAGTCAGTAGGTTACTTCTCTAAGATAGTTGCTATGACTACTACAGAAACTATAGATACGTCTTCTGTTATGGAAGAACTTATGTCAGAGAGAGACCCAAGAAATGGCGATAAGTTATTTTTATCTATGAGAGGTGGAGATATAACCAATGCTGCATATTTTCCAGAAGGAATATCAAATGTAACAAATAGTGGCTCTGGGGATATATATGCTACATACATGGGTAAAAAAGTGGTGTTTACTACCTCTAAGGCAATAAAGGTTCCTAAGTCTGTAAGCACTTCTTCAGGCTACTCCCCATTTTCTTCAGAAGGTAATACCGTAATAATAGTGCCTATATCTTTTAGACCAGTATCTGTTTCGGGTAGTCTTCAAGAATCAGATTACATAACTGATCCAGACCAGTTGAGAACTACAGTCACTGAGAAAATATCTAGCTTAGCTTCTAAGGAAGTTAGAGTAAAAAGAAGCTCTGACGGTAGCTGGGTTTTTAATGGCAGCTACTGTGAAGACAAGACAAGTCTTCTTAAGAAAATGGGGTCAGCTAATATAAATGTGGAAGTAGCTAATAGCTCTATAGCTAAGATACCATATAACTCTAGTAAGTTATTTAAGTCCTTTACACCTACTAATTTAACTAAACTAAGTAGTATATTTGGCCCAGACGCACAGCCTCCTCAAGGTATGCCCCCTGATCAAATGGGTGGAATGCCTCCTCAAGGTATGCCTCCTGATCAAATGGGGGGAATGCCTCCTCAAGGTATGCCTCCTGATCAAATGGGGGGAATGCCTCCTGATCAAATGGGGGGAATGCCTCCTCAAGGTATGCCAGGCCAGCCAGGTATGGCTCCACAAGCTCAGCAAACCATGGAAGCTGCATCTAACTTAAATGATGAGAGTATCTTTAATGCTAGTGCGGCAGCCTCACTTCTACAGTACAATCCACTTAATGAAGCCGTAGCTCAAGAACTGCCTAACATAGAAAAGGCTTTAGATAGTACTGCTAGAATACTTGTTTCTGTGCAAATGAGGGAAGCTGAGTTAGCTCAGCAGATAGGACAGGATGCTTATAATGAATTAGAGGGTAATCTTAGAAAAGTTCTAGGAGGTCTAGGCGATATTATACTATCATTACATAAGCAGAAGAGTATGACATCTCTTCCAGAGGGTATTTCTTAATAGCAAGTTAGGCGTAAAATGAACTACGATATACTTCCAGCTCCTACTAAGACCGATTCTCCGGCTTGGAGATCTAACGAAGTATTTAATTATTTTGAATCAAATAAATCAGCAAAGCAGTGGCCTTGTGCTTATCAGAATTTGCTTAATGAATACTTAGTAGGAAATACTAAAGACTCTAATATAGACAAAGCTTATACTCTGTACTATATACCATTCACTAGAAGTACTATAAATGCCTTGCTATTAGCAGGGGATAATATGTACAACATAGCTAGAAGAATAGAAGAAGATGAGGAAGTTATACTTTTGTACGCTAAACTATTCTTTGATACATCTGTGTTTAACAATAAGCTAATACGTATGGCATTTGTTAGGCAGCTAGGATCATCTACCAAGCAGGAAGAATTTGATAAAGGTTTGATGTCAGCAGCTCTGCAGCTAGGACCTAATTACGTATATTGGAAACTAGGACTATCAAAGGACAATGACACTATGCCTGATACAGTTGTAGTGGATATGATGAAAGATTCTTACTGGAAGTTCAATGAAATGAAAATAAAAAATAGCATGGAACTAACTAAAGAATCTAGAACCTGGATACCTGCAGCGCTAAGCGCGGCTGGCATGGCTTCTAAGAGCATAAAGCAACTTAGTAGTGAAGCCGAGAGCGTTAAGATAAAATTACTAAGTATTGCTAAAACAGTTCCTGCATCAGATATAATGCAAGATTTAAAGGGGTGACACATGGGATCATTTAATAGAAGCGACTTAGAGGATATGGCTAAGTCTCTAGTAGACAAGTTTATAAATAACAATACTTCACTAGAAGATGGGATATTAGAGTCAGCTAAAGATAATCTTTTAAACTCTGAGCAGATTAAACGTCTTACTGAAATGGCTAATACTTCGGCATTCTTGGAGATGTTCAAGAATACTAGCGGTGACGATAGAATGGTTGAGTTTAAAGTTGCAGATCCTGGAGTAGTTATTAAAAAATATTACTCTACTACTCCAGACAACGCACCTGCTAAAGGAGTTATGTCTATTGAGATTGAAGAGCTTGACCCATCAGACAATGACACATCTATGTTTTTCGATGATATAGGTGGGTCAGATAAATACGATAAGTCTGAAATATCTGATGAGTCTGACTCAGATTTCTCATTAGATGATATAGGATTAAAGGCAGCTAGCTACGTAGAGAAGGTTGCTTCTGTTAGCCTCAAGTCTTTAGATTTCAAATCAGATTTAAATAAATTTAGACGCATGGATATAGAGAATAGCCTACGTGATAAGCTAGCTCATTACGATATTACTGCTACTGATATAGCGGATTCTATTGCAGGCAACTTTAAAGGTATATATTCCAAAGAAAAATATGCTCAGTTTGAGTTAGATTCTATAAGTAGACACGGTAATGCTGCGGTACCTATTCTTCAAATGGTTAGATCCAGGTTAGGTATTCAGAAAATAGCTAGAGCTTTAACTGACTCTGAAGTACTTACAATACAGGATAGAAATATAGTAGAGTCTAGTAAACTTTTAGATAAAGTAGCAGAAGCTATTGATGTATCTGCGGAATTTATGAAAGCAGAAAG